GTATTTGATGTCAAGGCCGAAGCGTACATGCAGCCTTTTTTCTCAAGGAACAGCGGCACAGCGCTGAGGAGTTTCACGCAAGCTGTAAACGATGAAGGAAATGAATTTAACCGCCACTCAGAGGATTATTCCCTCTGGAGGGTGGGAGACTTCGAAGAACGAACCGGAAAGATTGGTTCGTGCGTGCCCGTGCAAGTTGCCGGAGCACACGAGCTCGTGGATCGGACGAGTCAGCTCGCCGACCACATGAAGAAGGTAGTCACACCTATTCAAGGCGGAGAATAATGGCCAACACGAGATCTTACAAAGGAAGTAACGTCGACCGACAGCATAAATTCGCGCAGATTCCTGCCGCGAATATTCCGCGAAGCGTTTTCAACAGAAGCTGCGGACTGAAGACCACTTTCGACAGTGGATTTTTGGTGCCCATTTTTTGCGACGAGGCGCTGCCGGGAGATACCTTCAATTTGAAGGTTGCGACGTTTGCTCGTATGGCAACGCCGCTTCACCCCATTATGGACAACCTGCATCTGGACCTGTTCTTTTTTTGCGTGCCCAACCGAATCGTTTGGGACAACTGGAACAAGTTTATGGGTGAGCAGGATGATCCGGGCGACTCGACGGATTTTACGATCCCGATTTTGCCAGCCCCGATTACCACGGGGCACCTGGCCGGATCGTTGGCGGATTATCTGGGTATCCGCCCGGGTATTGACCCACTCGTCAGCTCCACACTTTGGTTTCGCGCGTACAATTTGATTTGGAACGAATGGTTCAGAGATGAGAATTTGCAGGACTCGGTCAATGTGCCGAGAGGCGATGCGCCGGATATCCCGAGCGATTACGTCCTGCTAAGAAGAGGCAAGAGGCATGATTATTTCACCTCTTGCTTGCCGTCGCCCCAAAAGGGCGCGGCTGTTTCGTTGCCACTAGGGAGCTCGGCACCCGTCGTAGCCGCGGGGACCGACATCCCGTTGTTTGTCGGATCCACGGGCGGAACGATCTCCGCCCTCAATGTCGTCAGTACCGACGACGTACACGTGATTCCGACCGACTGGCCCTCAGCGGCCCAGGTCAAGTGGAGTACAACGAGCCTCGAAACCGATTTGTCGACGGCAACAGCCTCGACGGTCAACGACATCAGAGAAGCGTTCCAGCTTCAGAAGCTGTTCGAGAGAGATGCGCGTGGCGGCACGCGCTATACCGAAATCGTACGTAGTCATTTCGGAGTTACGAGCCCTGACGCTAGGCTCCAGAGGCCCGAATATTTGGGAGGGGGTACGGTTCCGATCAACGTCACACCTGTACCCCAAACAAGCGAAACCGACCTGAACACGCCCCAGGGCAACCTGACGGCGTTCGTTACGGCCTCCGGCCAGACGAGAGGTTTCGTGAAGAGCTTCACAGAGCACTGCATGATTATTGGCCTTGCCAATGTTCGCGCCGACTTGAACTACCAACAGGGTATGGACAAGATGCACTTCCGTTCGACGCGGATGGATTTTTATTGGCCCGCCTTCGCCCACCTGGGCGAACAAGCGGTGCTCAATAAGGAGATTTTTACTCAAGGAGGAGCACCAGACATTCTGGTGTTTGGTTACCAAGAGCGATATGCCGAGTATCGCTACAAACCGTCCCAGATTACGGGACAGATGAGGAGCGATTTTGCGCAGAGTCTCGATACATGGCATTTGGCGCAGGATTTTGCGGCGTTGCCGGTTCTCGACGACACGTTTATCCAAGACACACCGCCTATAGCGCGGGTGATCGCCGTTCCCTCAGAGCCTGAGTTTTTGTTCGATGCCTTTTTTGATCTCAAGTGTGTCCGACCGATGCCGGTCTACGGAGTACCAGGTCTGATTGACCATTTTTAAAAGGAGACTACGAATGCTTCCGTTACTTGGACTCGTCGCAGGAGGCTTGGGAGGGATAGTAGGAGGCACCGTTGGCGCATGGCGCGCCGACGTCAACACGCGGAGATCCCGACGGTTTATCGAACGAATGAGAGGGAGCGCCTATCAGGCCACTATGGCCGATATGCGACTCGCTGGATTGAATCCCATTTTGGCCCACGGCCAGGGACCTACGAGCACGGGCACCGGCCCGATGACTCAGAATCCAGATTTCGGAGCCAATATTAGCTCCGGGCTCCAGGCAGGAGCCAGCGCCACTAAAGCCGGCGCACAGAAAAGGCTCACGAATGCTCAAGTGTTGGGGACTAATGCCACCACCAAGAAGACAGCCAGCGATGAGCTTCTGTCAGAGCAGAAGACCGATGAATCGCTGTCGGCGCTCTACGCCAACCTCGCAACCGCGAGGGAGGTCAATGCCAGAGCAGAACATCTTGAGAACACCTTGCCTGCCTCAAGGGCAGCCAGGGAAGTCGATGAGACAAAGGGTGGGAAACGAGCTCGGAAACTCCGACGCCTGATCCAGCCCATTAGGGAGCTGATCCCGTTTACCCGCACCGGAGGCAAACAGTGATGTCCACACCCAGAACTCGAAAAAGTTTCGAGAGAGAACGATTCACCACCGCCGTAGGCAGTGTGTCGCGAACCAAGCAAAGTTTTCGCGACGCGTGCGATATCAACGCAATCGTTAAGAAGTTTCAGACCACGGGCCACCTGGCCCATATCAACGTCCGTAGGCCGTCGTACACCGACGTTTCGAACTTCGAAGACCTACAGGCCTCACTAGAGGCGATCGCCTCAGCAGAGGCGGGTTTTGCCGCTCTCCCGAGCTTTATCAGAGCGGCTGCGGATAACGATCCGCTCCGCCTGGTCGAGATGCTCGACTCCGAGGAGGGCATCGCTGAACTCGAAGCCGTAGGCTTTGTCAACGAGCCCAGAGAAGATGTGGTGGAAACACCTCCAGCAGGGGAAACACCCCCGCCGGAGGAGAAGGAGACACCTAAGAGTTAGGTGTCAGTTATGTAGTATGGGTCAAGTAGCATACTACAGCGGGGGGATTACCCCCCCGAATTTAGGGGTTATTCAACCCCGTTTTAGGGAGGCGAAAATGCCGCGAAGACGGATGAATAAACGCTCAAGCAGAGCGAATTTTCGAAGAGGGACGCGAGTCAAGACACGGAATACCCGGTCTCGGCCCATGCGTGGTGGGTGGCGCCTCTAAGTGCCCTGCTTTTACCCGATGAAGGTCTATCGGAAGCCCGGTGGCGGCGTGACTTTTTCCGTCGTCGACGGATATCACGACCGCCACCTCGAGCTTCCATGTGGCAAATGCCAGGGCTGCCGACTGGCTAAGATGAGGTCCTGGGCCATTCGATTAGTTCACGAGGCCCAGATGCACGAACAGAATTGTTTCATCACACTCACCTACGATGATTACCATCTCCCCCGAAACGGTGGGCTCAATGTATGTGACTGGCAGATGTTCGCAAAGCGCATGCGGAAGGCAATTGGACCCTTCCGATTTTTTCACTGTGGAGAGTACGGCGCGAAGAATGGGAGACCCCATTATCACGCCTGCATATTCGGAAAAGATTTCTCCGAGGACCGTTATATCTGGCCTGTTAAACAGGGCAGGATGGACTGGCGTTCGGATATGCTGGAGAAGCTCTGGCCTATCGGACAGAGTTTGATTTCCGATCTTACGTGGGATAGCGCCGCCTACTGCGCCGCCTACGTAATGAAGAAGATCGGAGGAGACAAGGCGGAAGAGCACTACCGCCGAGTCGATACGGATACGGGGCAAGTTTTTCACATTAACCCCGAACACATCACTATGAGCCGTCGACCAGGTCTAGCCAGCACCTGGTTTACTAAGTTTTGGACGGACGTGTATCCGGAAGACGTTGTCGTTTTGGCGGGCGGAAAGCGATTCCGCCCACCTGTTTTTTATGATTTGAAGATGGAGAAGAAGGATCCCGAAATGTGGGAACAGATTCGGATCCGAAGGTTTGAGAAGGCTAGCGGTCAGAAGTGGAACCACACCTGGGACCGCTTAAGAGTTCGAGAGGCGGTCGCCCTCGCGAAGCAAGTACACCGAGAAAGCATGCTTGACTAGTTGCTGGTGCACGAACACCAGCAGTTATTTGAAGAAGGAAAGATGAGGTATTTAATAGTTGTATTGTTAACACTAGATTGTTTAGAGAGATTTTTAGGTTTAGTGTTTTTTTTATTTATTGATTAGAGGAGACGATGGATGGATATTTTTAGCGTATTTGATGTCAAGGCCGAAGCGTACATGCAGCCTTTTTTCTCAAGGAACAGCGGCACAGCGCTGAGGAGTTTCACGCAAGCTGTAAACGATGAAGGAAATGAATTTAACCGCCACTCAGAGGATTATTCCCTCTGGAGGGTG